TTCTCCAGCGCGCCACTGACGATTGACGACTGCGACTATCTTGATCATAGGACTTGGCAGTCTAGCCGCCAGACTATGGACGCCATCGCCACTCGCGTCGCGGCGCTTGAGACCGGCATCGTTGGCGAGGTGTCGCTCGCTAGCTCCGACTGGCTCAACTTTATCGGCGATAGCTACACGCAGGGTATTGCCTCCATCGCCGATCAGGAGTGGATCTGTCAGGTTTCGGCCTTCACTGATTACACGGTCGAGAACTTTGCTACGGGGGGTGAGACCGCTCGCAACAAATCCCTGCAAATCCGCGAGAATACGCCGCGCTTCCACGCCACGCTCGGGCCGCTCGATGTGCCCGCGCGCTACTATGTCTCGATGTTTGGCCAGAATGACGGCAAGCGGGTCCGCGATCTGGTTGAGTTTCAGGAAGACTTGCGCACGCTTGGCGAATTGATCAAATCGACCGGCGCGGTCCCGATTTTCGCGCCCGAATGGCAGGACCGCTATGAGGTGGTCAGCACGAATTATGGTGCGCAGGGGCCAATGTCGGGCTGGATCACGGCGGTGGCTTCGGCCGCGCAGGCCGTTGGCGGCGCATTCATGGATATCCTGCCAGACACCATGACGCTTCGCAGTCAGGCGCCGCAGAGCAACAACGCGATCTTTCAGGAGTGGTGGGACACCGGCCACCCCGGCACGCGCACTAATGGCCTTCTCGCCTCCGCCATCGTTGGTCGTCTCGACGCGCTGCTGCCGCCCCCTCGGCAGTTCGTCAAGGTCTTCCGTGCGCGCGGCGCTTTCGCCTCGATCAATGATCTGATGTGGTCAACGCGCGAACAGCGCATGGACCGCCTCAAGGAAATCCGCGTCGGCCATGTTGGGCTGACGGCCGCCACCGCCAAGTATTATGACGAGCTGGTATCGTCATCAGGGTCTATCGCGGCCGAGGATAAAGACAGCGAATATCTGATGCTGCTGAATGGCGACGATGTTGCGTTCACTGATCAAATGATTGTGCATTTCGGGCTGGACGCGGTGGACTGCGCCACCTTTGAGATCGAGCTTCCCGCTGACGTAACGGATCTGACCATGCGGCTTTGGGATATGCAGGGTGGCACCTATGAAGACGACACGATCTACAATCGAGCGGAAACGACCAGCACGGTTGCAGGCGTGGGTATCGGCGACACCTATACTGCGTCTGACGGGGCGTTCACCGGCTCGCCTGTGGTCTTTACGGTAATCTATGCTAACTCGACGACGGGTGTGCTTGTCTTGGACCCTGACACGGGCACGCCTAATTCTGGTGGAAATTTCACCAGCACAGCGGGAACGTTGACGCGCACCACCGGATCGGGGCCCGCCTCGATCAGCTATAGCTATATTGGCGGCGGTGCGCCTGCGATCTACTACACCGAAACGGGGGAGCCAGAGGGGGGGTTCTCGACGCTATTAGACCCCGACACGGACGGTGTGTGGCGCATCACTAACGCATCCAAATATATGCGCGGACGTGAAGTGATCGCAATCTTCCAGCGGTCTGGTGCCTTCAACCTGCAGGGCTCGCCGGTCCTGCGTTACTATGGTGGGCGGACGACTGTGCCGGCCGTTCTCAAGTCAGCGGCCTATCCCAAGACAAGCGGATCAGAGCTGGCCGGGCAGACGCTGTTCGATGAAACATCAATCGCGGACTGGACGCTATCGGGCGGCGCCGCCGACAATACGCCGTTCTATGACACGACGACGGACGTTTCTGGCTGGTGGGGTATCCCATACGGCACGACCGGCGTGGTTGCGCTCGACACCGGCGACTATGTTGAGCAGGCCATCACGCTGACGAATACCACGATTGACCAGTATCGCTTCTCGCGCGATGTGGTGATTGAGATATGGGGCGGCTGGTTCCCGCCTCTGTTCGATAGCGCCGTCGACACCTATCCCGATGACAGCCAGATCACGACTGACCTGCTGGGGCTGGGAGAGATCACGCTGATCATTGGCGACCCTGACGGGCCGGGCCGCATCGAGATTACGCGCAAGGTGTTCCGCTTCCACGGCGCGATCCGCTTTGAGCTGCCGCTGCCGCGCGACATCAGCACGACGACAATCCGCATCGTCGCAAAGACTGACGATATCCATCTGACTAAATTCACGATCAAGGAAGCGGCATAGCAATGAGCTTTCTGTACGCCCTATCGCACGTCCTCAAACATGAGGGCGGCTACGTCAACCACCCATCCGACCCGGGCGGCGCCACCAATTTTGGCATCACGCGCGACACGCTGGCCGAGTGGCGCGACCGCCATGTGACCATTGAGGAAGTCAAGGATCTCAGCAAGGACGAGGCGGCCGAGATCTACAAATACAAATACTGGGACGCCGCGAAGTGTGGTAAAATGCCCGCCGGCGTCGCCCTGATCGTCTTCGACGGCGCCGTCAATCACGGCGTCAGTCAGTCTTCCAAGTTTTTGCAGCGCGCCCTCGGCGTCGACGCCGACGGTAAAGTGGGTTCGAAGACATTGGCCGCGATTGAAGAGATTGACGCCGTTGACTTAATCGTGGAGATTGCATCTCAGAGAATGCGTTTTTATGGGCGCTTGAGCACGTTCACCACCTTCGGCCTTGGGTGGTCTCGCCGCCTGATGGACACGCTCAGGGTTGCCGTCTTCGCTCAGGGGGCGGCGAGATGATAAAGGGACGGCAAAAGGATGGTTCGTGAGTGGGCAGACAACGCATACTTGCTTCTGATTTCACGGCTGATTGCGCCTGTGGCCGCGGTTATTCTAACCGGCCTTGTCGGCTGGGTGGTCGTCGCTGATCGCACTATGGCGGAAAACAACAGGACGGGCCTCGACAATTTGCGCAGGATCGAGGCCGTTGAAACCGTGGTTTCAGAGCGGCAGAGGTGGGGAGAAATTCTCGCCCGCCTCGACCAGCGCACCCTGCAATCTGAGCAGGCCGACATTCGCCAAGAGGCCATCATACGCCGGATTGAAGACCGGCTAAATTCAGACAACTAGGAGATAGCTATGCTCGACATTGCCTTCCGCCTTGCTGCGCAGTTTGCGCCCGGCCTCATTCGCCGCCTCGGTCAGCCCGGCGCTGCCGATGTAGCAGATCGCATCCTCAACATGGGCCGAGCCATCACTGGGGCGACGACGCCGGAAGAGATCGAGGCCGCCCTCTCGGCCAGCGTTGAACATGCCGCCCAGTTCCGCTCACAGGCCGCACAGCTCGATATGGAGTTGGAGCAGGCATATCTGGCAGACAGGCAGGATGCGCGCTCTATGAGGCTTGAGTTGGCCAAGATGGGGAAGGCGGACTGGATGATGTACGGGGTTGGCGGCGTTGTGGTCATCGGCTTTGTCTCAACCGTCCTGACCGCCTTCCTTGTCGGTGGCCTGAGCGAGAGCCAGCAGAACCTTGTCTTCTCTCTGGCCGGCCTCCTCGGCGCTATGTCGTCGCAGGTGGTCAGCTATTTCTTCGGGTCGAGCCGCGGATCCAGCAACAAAACGATGCTGATGGGTCTGCAAGACCGGACCCGGGCAGATGCCTGACGGCTGGGAGGGCCGGCTCAATCTCGTTAAATTGGTTGGCGGGGCCATCGCGGCGGTGGTCGCCACCGGAACGGCCTATGTCACGCTTGGTGGACCGGTGCCTGCGACACGGGGATGGACGCAGAAATATCATGCAGAGCTGGCAGCGCGTGAGGAGATCCGCGGTCTGATCACAGCCTTGGACAAGGGTATCGCAGAGCTAGAGCCGGGCGACACGCGGGACGCTCTTGAGGCTCAACGCGATGCACTGAGGGCGAGGCTGGACGATCAAGGGTAGGGCGGGTCATGCGGCGCGGTCGCGCCGCCCCGCCTCGATCATTTCAGGGGTGGGATCGCTCATGACGTCCACTCCCGCATGATTTTCGTGGCTGCGGCGCGCTGCTGGCGGCCGGAGGTGAATGTCACGGGCTGGCCGTTGCGGGACATGAGGCCCCAGATGCCCCATCGGAGGACGCGGACCACCAAGTGGCCGTTCCACGTCGTTGGCTCAGCAATGATTTTATTGGCTGTCATGTCGACTTCTCCTCTGTGAATTATGACGGGTACTGGAAGGCAAGAGGGCTCCAGTATTTACCCTCCCGCTTGGCCTGTATAGCCAGCGGCTTGATTAATTCGTCCCTGCGAGAGGCGGCCTCGTCGACCGTCGCCGGGATCTTCGTACCGGGTGCGCGCCTTGCCCACCACGCTTCGGCCTTGCGGCGCGGATAGCCCGTGTGCTCGAAGCAGATCCACTCTGAGGCGCTGACAGTGTCGCAGACGTAGGTCACCTTCAGGCTGTTCTTGCCGCTCGCACCCCTGTGGTGATTGATGATGACGTCCTTGACCGTGAAGGCCTTGGCCACATTTTGGCTTGCGAGGATCGGGTCGTCGCTCGACTGGCTCTGGATCTCGGGGTTGACGGGGAACTCATACCCGCAGAATGGACACGTCCTGACGCCGCCATAGACGACTTCATGGCACTGGGGGCACGTCTTCATGACGGCGTCGCCGGAGCCCTTCTTCGGTCGCTTGATGTTGTCTTGGATCTCGTCGAGGACGCCGTGGCGATTGAAGTTCTTCGCGAAGTCGAGGACGAGGCAGTTCTCTTTCCCGTGTGCCAGTCTCGTGCCGCGGCCGACCATCTGGACGAGGAGGCCGGCCGACATCGTCGGGCGTAGGAGGGCGATCAGGTCTGTCGCTGGTGCGTCGAAGCCCGTCGTCAGGACCGACATATTGGTGAGGGCGCGGATCTTGCCGGACTTGAAGTCGCGCAGGATCTGTGCGCGCTCGGCCTTCGGCGTGTCGCCCGTCACGGTCTCCGCGCTAACTCCCACCAGACGCAGGGCGTCGCGGGTGTGGAGGGCGTGCTCGACGCCGGAACAGAAGACAAGCCAGCTCTTGCGGTCCTCGCCGGCGGTGACGATCTCAGCGACGGCGTCGCGCGTCGTCTCGGGAATGTCGACGGCCTTCTGGAGCTGGGACTGAATGTATTCGCCGCCTCGCTTGCCGACGCCGTCGACGTCGAGCTTCGTCTTAGTCGGGACGGGGACGGGCTCGCAGATCCAGCCGGCGGCGACCGCCTCGCTGATTGTCATCTCATAGGCCACGCCATCGAACATGGCGTCGTCGCCGTCGTAGAGGAGGCCGCTGTCCATCCGGTATGGCGTCGCGGTCAGGCCGATCAGCTTGCACTTCGGGGAGTGGATCAGGATATCGGCGATGAACTTCTGGTACATCGTTTTGTTCTTGCGTGGGATCAGGTGGGCCTCGTCGATCAAGATCAGGTCGACGGCACCGAGGTTCAGGCCCTTCCTGAAGATCGACTGGATGGAGGCGAAGACGACTGGCGTGTCGGTGACCTTTTTCTTCAGGCCAGCGCAGCAGATGCCGAGGGGCGCGGAGGGCCAGAGGTTCAGGAATTGCTTGGCGTTCTGCTCGACGAGCTCTTGGACGTGGGTCAGCATGACGATCTTGCTGTCGCCGTACATCTCGAAGACGCCGCGCACGAACTCGGCCACGACAATCGACTTGCCGGTGCCGGTCGGCAGGACGATCAGGGGGTTGCCCTTCTTCTCCTCGAAGAACTTGTAGACGCCTTCGATGGACGCCTCTTGATAGTCGCGTAGCTGGATGTGGGTCATCCGTTCCTCCTGTTATTCGCAGGCTAACCCCCGGCAGACCGATAGTCAACGGCCTTTTTCATTGAGCACATGCACGGCAGGTTGTTCTCCATGGCCCAGCGGACAATGCCGAACAGGATCGTCGAGTGGTGGCGGTCGAACTCCCGTCCGATCTGGGCCGTGCTGTGGCCGAGTATGTGGTAGGCGTGATACCAGACTTCGCGCCGCAGGGGCGTGACCAGTCTCTGTTTGCGGCCCTTCGCATAGAGCAGGGCGACGGAGATGCCGCCCTTGTCCGCGACGCGCTGCACGACGCTATGGAGCGCCTCAAGATTGGACCGTTGCGTCTCGAAGCCGAGGGCCTCCAAGAAAATGCGCCGCTGGTATGGGTAGCGCAGGCTCTTAAACAGGCTCCGATCCCGGGCCGTTATCAATAAATTTTCCATGATCGATGTCTCCTCCGTCAACTCCGACGACTGTCGTGTTGAACATCTTTGGGTTCAGGCGGTGGCAGGGCAGTGGCTCCCTCCCGTCGCCCATCTCATTGCCGGCGGCGCATGACCAATCGGCGTCCACCCCATCGAGGACGGGGGCACTGTGAATGCACGTCCTGCAGTTTCGCTCAGGGATCTCGGCCTGATGGCAGATCCCCCGGAAGTCGCAGAAGCGGCAGACAAACCAGTCGGGGCCGCCAATGCGCTCGGGCGGCGTCGGCGCCTCAATAATCATGCGCGCCTTCTCGATGGTGGAGAGGGCGGCGGCCTCGTCATACTTGACAAACTCAATGTGCAGGTGATCGTCGTTCTTGTTGACCGCAATGTAGCAGGCGTGGAGCATTGAGGTGTAGTGCATATACACCTGCATCTGGGCGTAGTGCTCTGGCTTCGAGACCTGAACGCCATTCTTGACGAGGTGCTTGAAACTCTTGTCGCCGTGCGTCTTGAACTCGAGGACGTGCCAGACGGCCGGGTTCTCGGGGAAGCCTATACCGCAGCCGTCCATTGACCCGCCGAAGTGGCCGCCGAGATCCGAGACCTTGAACTGCTCACCCGTCTCCGGGTTTGCGTCGTGGACCGTGATGCCAGCTTGCTTCAGGTAGGCGACGAGCGCTGGCTCCTCGCGGTGCCCCCTGTCGAAGAGGCGGTAGATCCTGCCCTCGAACTCAGGGCGTTTGGCCCAGTGGTGCATATACCAGATCTGCCGGGAGCAGCCGCGACCGATTACGCTCGCACCCAAGTGGGCCCTGTGGCCTTCGTCAGACTTGCTGGCGACGACGGTGGCGTCGATCAGTGTGATTGTGGACATCGTGGGTCATCCTCATGTGGGTCTCGATTAAGCTTGCGGGGCCGGAAGACCCACATCTCCGGCCCCGCGTGCTCAACCCGCGATCACTGCTCCCAAGGCTTTGGTGCGGTGGAGGAGTTCTCCGCACCAGCCGGGGGAGCTCCCGCGGGGAGGCTCTGGCCACCATCCATTGGATGGAAGCCCTTAATGTCGTTCTGCGGACCATACGCGTCGCTCGTCTTGACGACAAGGTCGACGCGGCAGCGCTTTGCATAGACCTGCTGGAGATCCGTCATTGGCTGCGTATTGCCGCAGGCGTAGCTCAGTTCGCCCAACTGGCGCTTGCCGATGGCGACGGCCTGAGCATTCTTGTTGGCGACCGTGATGTTCGCCCAGACCTTCCGGCCCTTGGACGGGTGGTCGTCGTGGACGGTGAACTCGATCTTGGCATACATGCCGTCGCCGGCCTTCGTCGTCACGTTTTCGACGCTCGTAACCCATACAGGGTACTGACCGGCGGGAAGGACTTCGAAGCCCGAGCGCGTGTCTGGCTCAGAGGCGACCTCAAATGGGAGTGCGGTAGTCATGATTTCTCTCCTTCAAAAAACGGGATGAAGCGGGAAAGCTTCGCGAAGCCGTCCGACTGTGGGATCTGGATCTCGAACGGCAGGTTGAAGCGGTTCTTCGCGTCGAATGCCGGGCGGGCGTCGGTATAGAGAACACGCTCGCCACTGCCGATGGCGCGGGTCTTCTCACTGTTGAAGCCGACCGCCTCCTTGGTCGTCTGGTGGACCGCCTTGACGAACAGGACGCCGTCGGCCGCCTCCTGCAGTTTGTCGCCAGCTTTTGCGTGCAGCTTGATCTGGTAGCGGTCGTAGCTGTCGGTCGTAGGGTCGTCGAAGCGCTTCACTTCGGCGTGGGCAATCTGGATGATCGTCATGCCCTTTTTCGTGCGCAGGTATTCGATGGCGCGCATGTATTCGCCCCAGTAGTCGATGGCGTGGGCATAGCCCTTGCCGAAGCCGTAGTCCGAGATGTCCTTGACTGGACGCCCCTTCTCGTCGGTCGGGCGGACCTTGATAAGGTGGCGCCAGACCAGCGTCTCGAGCCAGTCGAGGCTGTCGACGATCAGGGTTTTGAAATCGTGATCCTCGCTTGCGAGCGATGTCATGGCGTCCATGACGTCTTCGAACGTCTCGGCGACCGGGAACATTTGCACGCCCTCGATATAGCCGACGCGCTCAGTCCTGATCATGACCGGCTTGGGGGCGGACGCAGCGAACGTCGTCTTGCCGACGCCGCGCGACCCATAGATGATCAGGTTGGGGGCTTCGTGCTCGGCGTGGGCGAGTGTGTCGAGTGAGATGGCCATGTCAGTTTTCCTCCTGTGGGATGATGGCAAACTTCAGTGAAGTCGCGCCAGCTTTGACCGTGCGAGCAGGCTCGAAGCGCTTACGCAGGGCGGAGGGCCAGCCATTGTAGGCATCCTCACGCACGCTGTACTTGGCCTGCATGTATTCGGATGGGTCGTCGTTCCATTGCCGGGCGATCTCTTCGTGGAGATTACTCAGCATCCCCTGATCCCACGTCACGCTCTTCGGTCGCGTGACCTTGATCAGGGTGTTCTCGCGCTCAATGGTGAGAGTGCCAGTGCCCATCGAGGTGATGTCGTCGGCGAACTTGATCTCGACGGCGCGCGTCAGCATCTTTTTGACTTCGCTGAGGCGCTTGATCTCAGCCTCGGCGCCCTCGAATGCCGCCTGAATAACAGGGGTGGGGAGGGCGGCGACTTCATTCGACGTCATGTCGGACAGGTTGGTGCCATTAATCTGGAGTGTCATGGTGTGGGCCTTTAAGTGTGGGTTGTCGTTGTGGGCTTACGATCCATAAATTCTGGAGCATTATTTAACGAGTGTCAACTCCGATGGTCTGCTGTTGGCGAAAAATCTCATGCCGTATCGCCCCGACCCCTCGGCGACCTCTTGGCGTATGGCATTCTCTTCCATCAGGGCAGCGATGACTTCGGAGCGCAGGCGGCTCTGGCTCTTGCGGAAGCGCCGGCAGATGTCGGTCTTGCTGCGGCCGACATACATGCCCTCGCGGATATACATCAGGACGTCATTGTAGAGGCGCTCGTATTCCGAATTGCTCATTTTATTGTAGACGAGCCAGATCGTATAATTGATCGACGTCAGCGTGATCGCCCTGCCGAGGGCGAGATCCTCAACCGATATCGTCGGCTCTGATGGTTTCCTGCATATCGCGAAGAGCATCGCCAACTTGATCGTCTGCTCGGCCATGCGCGCATAGAGCGAACCCTTCGCCGTCTGAGCCTCAGTGCGATTGCCGTCCTGCTCGGCCCAGATCTCCAGCATTTTTGCCGAGGCGTCGGCGTCGAACTCCACCAAGATTGGCGGCCGCACGCCGACCGGCGTCGTGTATGACGTGATGTCTGTCCCGGTGGCGGGCGGGAGGCCGGAAGCCTTCAACGCCATCCACATATCGCGGACATCTTCAGGCGCGTCCGCCAGCCCGCAGTCGAAATTGCGGAGCGGGAGCTCATTGGGCGCGGGTATGATCAGCCAGCGGTTCAGGGATCCGTCGTGGACAAGGTCGTCGCTCAGGCTGTCGGCGTATGCCGCCTCGGTCGACGTCCCATAAATCGAGAGGGCCGGATAGTCGATGACCGGGGCGTCGCGCTTCCTGTCGGCATAGACGCCGCCAGAGAAGTCCTTCGACCCAGACGACGAGAAGGCCTTCATCAGGAGTGTGACGACATCCTTTTTGAATGAGGCCGTTGTCGCGCCGGAGAGTGATTTGAACATCGCTCCGATCTCGTCGATCATCATGACCTGCGAGGGTTGCCTCTCGATGGCGTTCAGGGCGCCCGGCGCCGAGATAAATTCTTCCTTCCCGAGGTGATCCTCAGAGAGGCCGGCGTCGTAGAACAGCTCCCGGATTTTCTTTCGGGCGTGGTCCTTCCCGGCGCCCGTGGGGGCGAGGCCGCAGATGTAGATATTGCAGCGCGTGTCGTATTTGGTCCGGTACTTCCTGCCGACGACGCCAGCGACCGCGGCGAGTGTCGCCGAGAGGGCGAGCTCGGGCTGCGGCTGCATCGACGTCCGCAAGATCCAGTCGACCGTCTTCCCGATCAGGCCGGGGATCTCCGCGGGCACGACGCCGAGGCGAGGCCGCTCGCCGGGGGCCTCGGCGTCGAAGTCGTCGACCGGGTCGTAGTGGGGGCGGGAACTATTCCTGATGATCGCGTCTAGGTCTACGGCGTTGGGCTCGATCCAGCCGTGGGCCTCTGCGATCTGGGCGAGCGTCCCCTCTCCGACGCCGCCGTCGGTAGTGAATGAGTTCCACTTCGCGACCATCTCGCCGGCGACATACTTCTCGCCGCGCGCAGACCACTCGTCCCAGAGGCTGAAGCCGCCGCCAGACGCCTTCACGGCCATGCCTATGCGATACCAGTCGTCATAGCCGACATCGGGGCTGACGGCCTCCAGCATCGACTTGAGGACGCCGTGGCGATACGAGCCGGGCATGCAGTCCTTGATGCCGGCGACTGAGACGTCGGCCTTCGCGACTTCTGTCGGCGTCGTGATCGTGACTTCACTCAGGAGCCAGTCCGGGGCGTCGGCAATCGGCGTGCGCGGGTCGAGGAACTTGTATTTGACGCCAGACATATGGTGGCTCGGCGGGAGGATGACGTAGCCGCCGTCGCCCCTGACGTCGATATTCTTGCCGATCTTTTTCACGGTCGTCTTGATGCGGACGCCCGGCGGCGCATTGAAAAAGAGGTGGGCCCCGCGCCCGGTCTCCGACGTCAGGGTCGGGGGGATCTTGCCGTGCTTTTCCTCGAGCACCTTGAGGGCTGCCCGCCCCTCTGGGCCGTCGATGTCGAGAACCCATACGCCAGACGGCGCGCCGCACGCGAGGCCGATATTCCGGTTTCCCTTTTTGAAGAAC